AGCTTGTGCTAAAGGATTGCCACTAGATCCTGGTGTTGTAACCTGTGTTACTGCAGACTGAGATGTTGGTCCCGCAGCATAGATATTTTTTAAGAACTCAGCTCTTTGATAAGGCTCGTACTCTCTTTGTAATGTAGTTTGTCTTTGTGCATCTAATGCTTGTTGACCTAACTGTCTTTGCAATCCACCTGCAGCCATTAATTGATTAATATCTGACTGCGCCATGTTCTGTTGTTGCTGACCTAACGCACCTAACAACTGACCGCCTTGTAATCCTATTCTTTGTTGATTCTGTGCTGCACCTAAAGCAGTTTGAAAACCTTGTGCCTGTGCTTGACCCATTGCTGATAAAGTTCTTCCTTGAAGTTCTGCTTGTTGAACTCCTTCACGTCCTCCACCAAATGCTCCAGACTGAATAGCTTGTGTCCCTAATTTATTTTGCATCATTTGTCCTTGTCTTGCTATCTCATCTGTTACATAAGATTGATAAGGATTTAAATATTGAGAAATTTGTTGAGCACCTACAGGTGCCATTGCTCCTTGTACTCCAGATACTGCAGAGCTAACAGTCGGTTGTCCAACACCTGTAACTCCAGAAGCTGTAATACCTTGTTGCTCTAAAGCACCCATAGGTGCTACCTGAATTTCAGGAATAGTAACTGGTTTTTGTGCAAGAGATGAAGCTATGTCCATCAACCCAAGTTTTCTTTCCTCTATACCAGGTGCTTCTCTTATATATTGTGTAGTGGTTGATGGTTGTTCTCCACCTCCACCACCGCCGCCTCCGAAGATACTCATTTACTTAACTCCTTTTGAAATTCATAGTGTTTAACTTTCCAATTATATTTATTCATAATTTTTTTATAACCAGGTCTCATTAATGCAGTAACCCTTTTACAGTTATTTATTTTTGCAAATTCTTCCAGTGTTTGTACTAATTTATCAGACCACAAATGCATCTTCTTACCTGTGCATATTAATCCTTGTAGTTCTTTAAAATTAGGATTATCAAAAAATCTACTAGTACAACAACCAAATACTTTGTTTTCTCCATCGTCATCTGTTCCAAACATAACCCACAAATGCATTATGTTTTGTTTTAATAATTTTTTTATATGTTTAGCGTCAGCATATTGACCACTAAACTTTAATGCTTCTGCAATAAGAAACTCTACTAAAGGCCAAAAGGTGTCTATTTCAGTTGGCTTAATAGTTAATACTTCTACGTTAGCTTTAGTTGTCTTTTCTACTTGCATCTAAAATATCCATAATTCTTTTAAAACGTTTTTGTTGTTCGTAAAAAAACTCAGCACCTTTTTTTCTTTGATCTTCTTTATCTGAAAGACTTGCTCCTGCAATAATACCTGCTCCTCTTACAGCTGCAGATCTAGAAACAAATTCTCCATCAGCTAATTGAGCTAACATTGTGTCTTCATTGTCATTGCCCATACCAGCTCCGTCTTCAACAAAACCATGAGCTCTTACATAGTTGTTATAATCTTTTTCATCATGACTAAATTTAGAAGGTAGTGCTTGTCCACCTGTATTAAATTTCGCAACGTTAGCAATACCACCTGTTTTTAATCCTGTAGGTTGTTGGTCTTCACCTAATATTGCTTCTACCGATTGATAAGTATTTTTATCTTCTAGTGGAGTATCTGAATAACCTCCATCTGCATTATATGTTCTAGTTTGAAAACCTGTAGGTCCCCCTGCAAAACCACTTTCCATAAGTTTTTGATAATTTTTATTAAATCCTGGTTGAGCGTTTGCCATATCTTCTCCACCACCCATACCACCAATTAAAGGAATAACTGCTGAACCTAACGCAACTTTACCTGCTGTAGTTTTTGGAATTAAACTAGATAAAATATTATTGCTTGTACTTCCAGCACCACTTTTTAAAGCGGCATGTTGTGCTGTATTCATCCCTGTTTCTAACATTGCTGGATTTGTTGCTTGGCTTCCCGCAATCTGTGGAAATAAACTTTTTATTCCTGTCATAGTAGCTGTATTACCAAACTGTGCTCCTAAAGTGCTTCCTGCTAAAGTGTTAGCTCCTGTTTGACCGAAAGCTTGTAATCCACCAACACCTGCCATACCACCTGCTTGACCTAAACTTCCAACTATTAAAGCATCTCTTAAAGATCTTTTAGTTGATTTTCCTCGAAGTTTTTGTACGCCAAATGTGGCTAGTGCTAGTGTAAATGGATCCATAATTTATTCTTTTAAATATGGATAATAATATCATTTTACTTAGCTAGTTTCAACTCATCAAGAAAACAGCCTTCATACTGGTGTTCTCCTACATGTATAATGGGGTCATTGACATAGACATAGCATTTACCTCCTATGTCTTTCCAAAGCTTACAGAATGAGAAATCTTCACCCATATAAGTTTTAGTTTTAGGGTCATGTATACAATCAAAAAAGTTCCATAGGTTGGGTCTATCTACATACTCACCATTTATAACCGTTTTTTGAACTATGTTTTTATCTGGATACTTCTCTATCATTTTGTCAAATACACTTCTTTTAATTAACATACATCCTGTAGGGCTATGCGTAACTTCCATAACACCATTATCTAATTTAATATTTTCAGGGTTTTCTACTTTCATAGGATAAGTATTTAACCACCTATGTATATCTCCAGGATTTTTAACTTCACCTTTATTCCATTTTTCATAAAGCTTATCCCACATCATTGTTTTAAGTGGGTAAGGAATAGATATTAATTCTTTATCTAAATCTAACATTTTAATAATAGATTCTGCTTTAAAATATATATCTGAATCTACAAATAACATATGAGTACAACTAGACTCTAGGAAAGCTGAGGTACATAAGTTTCTTCCTTGAGTTACCAAAGAAGATTTTAATAAAGTAAATGTAATTTTTATTCTTTTTTTAATACAAAGTTGTTGTAATTCTAATAACGCTTGTGTGTAATGCATAGTTACATCACTATGACAAGGGGTGCAAATCATTATACTATGTTTTGGTTGTCCGGTGTCCTGTTTCCACATAGGAGTAGAAGCTTTTTCGTATGGGCTTACCTCAACTTCTTTTAATGTTTGGTATGTATCTTTATTTATTGTTTCTTTCACTCAAAGCTCCTTTCAAAAAGTTTGTCCATTCTATGCCTTTTTTCTCCCAATTATAAAATCTTTTATAAAATTTTTGTTGTTCTTCTAAATGTTTTTGCATAAAATCTTCGTGTAAATAATCAGCAGCTATATTAATTGCTCCTGCAGTATCTTGTGCCATTTGTTCATAGTTTGTTGAATAGTTAATGTACACAGGCCACTCTGCACATGTTTCATACAAAGCTCCAAAGTTATTGGTAATAACATGTACACCAGAAGCTAATGCTTCAAGTGCTGATGCACATGATGTTTCTTCAAATATAGATGGATACACGAACATATCATAACTAGGCATTACTTCTCGTATATGCTCATTAGATTTATATCCAATGTAATTTACATTAGGCAATTGTCTAGCTTGTTCATACAAGGATTCAAAATCTTTTTCTGTATTTTTTTCAAATTCAGATCCATAAACTTTACATGAACTATATACATCTAATTTTATGTTAGGATTTTCTATTTCTTGCATAGCACGTAATAAAACATTTAAACCTCTCCAAGGAGTGCAGTGATGTATTAGTTTAATGGCATGACCTCTTTTGTATATCTTCCTTTTAGGAAAACTATCTATACCATTTTTTATCACTACAGATTTTTCTGTAGGTATGTCAAAAGCATATCTAAATTTTTCATAGTTCCAATGACTATTAAAAACATACCAATCGTATTCATGGTGTCGTGACTTATCTTTAAAAAATTTTTGAAGGTTAGGTTGATCCCAAGAATTTTTTTGCCATAAGATATTTAATTTATCTGGATCTATTGGAACTTTACCTGGTATAGATGTACATATCTGTACTTGATTTAGCAGTTCTTTGGAAACATGCTTTTCAAGCATTTCCATTTGTAGCTCAGTGGCTCCTCTTGGTTGCATTATTTTTTGGTTTCTGCCCCCATAGTAACTCTAGTAACCTTAATTTCAAGGTCTTGTCTAAAATCATCCACAGTAGTATCAGTATTGGGATCAGCAACATCAGCATCAAACTCAGCTTTATCAGCATAGATTTTACCTGTTCTTTTGTGTTTGACTATTTCTTTTGCTTCTGCTGGTAATTTAATTATATCACTCATTGTTTACGTCCTTGTCTATTATATTTTTTATTATGTTGCAACTTCTTTTTTTTATTTAAATTTTTACAATGTCTTCTAGGCCGTTTCTTAGGTTTTTCTCTTGGTACAAAATGTGTAAATTTTTGTTTAGCCATTTTCCTGTGAACGATCTATCAAAGCATAACTTACAATACCTGTAATCTCATTAGCTGCTCCTGCTTGCATTGATAATATATCGCTTGCTTCTAGATTTAAAGATCCTTTAACCATATTTGCAGTTTTCTTATTTAATTCTTCGTAAGATATTTTTACAGCAGATCCACCTGATTTTGTTACTAAAGCATGAGTATCAACATTACTTGAAGTATCATGTACAGCTTGTATGCTTTTGACAATAATAGTTGCATCACTAGGACACGTTAAAATAGGAGTAACGTCAGTTGTTGTTAAATCAAATGTTTCGCTTTTATATCTTATTGTCATTGCATAAAGTAATTAAACGAATCTTGTTCGTTTTTCAAGTCTTGTTGGTATGAAGTATTTAATTGATTTTCAATAGTTGCAAGACCTTGGTTTATTTGTCTAAATCCTTCTACACTATATTCTTGTGGTGGTTCAGGAACATATACATTAATTTTAGCCATTATCTTCTTCCGTCTGGATTTACGTCTGCTCTAAATGTACCAAATCTCCACGTTTCGTCAACAGCATTATTTTGTATTTTAATATTTGCAAGTCTTCCTCTAGCTCTTGTGTCTATCTTTTGTGTGCTAGAAGTAATAGTAAACGGCCCTAATTGAGATGAAGATCCCGTATCAACAGGAAATTCTTTTAAAAATATTGTAACAACTGCATTACCTTGTAGGTTTTTAAAATCTGGTAAAAATCTACTTACTCTTAGCATATATTCTCCGTCTCCTTCTGTAGGTAAGTCAAAATCTCCTGATTGTATATATGCAGGTATTGCAGTTTCTGCACCATTTAACGCTACTTCATTATTACCTACCTCATGAGCATAGTAAGTAGATGCTCCAAAAGTATCGGTAGCACCACTAATATTTGCAATCGTAGGTGTGCCTGTTGAACTATACTCTGTTGCATAAGGTACATCATAAGTGCTTGCATCTGCATAAGAACTTCTAGCAAGTGACATGGTAGACCAACTATTTTCCACATAGTTATAAACTACAGCTCTATTATTTTGAACTGCTGGATTACCTAAAGGAGTACCTGATGGGTAAAACCATACAATTTCATTAAATAAAGAATTATGTGATCCGTATATAATTTCATTTGAAGAATAATTTATTCCTACATTTGATCCAGTGGTCGTGAATACAAAATCTTCTACAAGTGACGGAAGTAATTTAACTGTACCATCAAATACAAAGAAACCTCCACCTGAACCCATCCAAAATACTTTACCATCTGCGTATACAGTAGCGTGTTGTCCAATACATCCACAGTTTGATCCAACTTGTCTTATAGAAAAAGTAAATGGTGGACCTACAAACTGCATTGTATATGCTGCTTGGTCAGTTAGAATTAAATTATAATCTTTACCAGATACCGCTGCTACGATTTTGTTTCCAGTGTCCAGTCTGAATGTTCCAGCAGTATTTACTGAAGTTGGTTGATAAACACTATAATTTTCTTGATCACTAAATCTAATAAACATAGGA